AGTTAGTATTTGCAAGAGCAGAATCAGAAAGTCGTACAATATCCGAACCGTCCGATGAAGAAAAGATAATCAGGTCAGATAAGTTAACAGCCAATTCACCAGCTGCCAGCGAACCCCCTGAGGGAACGGCACCTGGAGTATTACTCCGCTTGATTTTAATTGTTGCAGCCATTTATTATATCTCCTTGAATAATAGAAGGGGAATCATTTCAATTTTCTTCCCTCTTTCAAGTTAAAACCTTTCACGGTTTTATATTTTGTCTGTACAACCTCTGGTTTAGGTTCTTCTCTAGGTTTCGAAGAAGATAAATCTTTGGTTGACATTCTTTGAAACTTTTCCCGTTCTTCCTTTTGTTTGTATTGCTTATTTATAATAACAAGCTGTTCTATTTCTTTTTGCAAAATATTATTTTTGCTTTCCACAATCATCAGGTGTTTTGTGAGTTCTTCAATTTTTGATTGCTGAGTTGCAATATACTCAGACGCCTGCTGATGAAACGCCAGCAAAACATTAAACTGTTCTTCTTTGGTTAATTCTTCCAAAAGAAATCTCCATAACTAAAATGTTCCTCCGTCCAAAACGTCAAAAACAGGGACGCCTGAATCATTAATTTGCAATGTATCCCCAGAAGAACCTGTTGCAAAACTTAGAGCTGTTGTATTTGAAGCATATAATACACCAGCATTTGTAAAACTTGTCAGACCTGTGCCGCCATACTGGGTTCCCAATGCACTTTGTAATATTAATGACGCAACATTGGCAGTGTTAAGATTGGTTACAGTAGTATCTGAGGAAGGTGGTAATGTAGATAAAGAAAGATACTGTTTAGATTGCCCAGAACGTACAATTTCTAAACTACCAGTGGTTACATTAGCAGAAATCGCTGTGTTACCGAGATTGATAGTAGTTCCAGAAAGATAAAGATCCCGCCAACGTTTTTCCGTAGTACCAAGATCATATGTTACGTTTGCTGATGGTATTAAGTTCGATGAAATAGCTTCTAGGTTAGCAGCTGCACCAAGGTCGGAATATTTCGCAATGCGCGTACCACCAGCAGTTACACCGTCGTGAACTATCAGTGTTTGTAAAGTTGTGTCAACTGTTATCTCGCCATTCGCACCTGTAAAAGATGAATGTTGAGCAGTTGTGCCTCTGCGAAATTTTACTTCGATCGCCATTAAGTCAGTCCACCGTAATCTCTGTTTATATTTATATCCGTTGTGGACGTGATAAATCCGTAATCAATTGTCTCAGCTCCAATTTCAGACTCAACTGAAGCGATGTATGCGTTGGTGTTAGCAAGAGCTGATTGAAAAGTAGAATTTGTTGTGAAGGTCGAAGTTAAGTATGCGTTGGAAACTTCGCCTGTTCCAGCTGTAGCTGCAATATAAGCATTTGTGTTGGCAACAAATAGTTGAAAAGCTGTATTAGAAACAAAAGTTGCTTGAAGGTATGTATTAGAAACATTACCACTGCCGCCACTTACAGTATTTGCTTGCCATTTCCCTAGAGTGCTATTCCAGACAAGTGATTGACCATCACTTGGGGACCCAACACTATTATAGTCAACATCATCTAAAAACTTGAGCCAAACTTCACCGCTGCCACCAGAGCTAGAACCACCACCCATATCTCCACGAGCATATGCCATGCGTGTAACTTGGGCAGATATCTTTCGTACGAAATCATCATAAAGATCTTGAAACTTTTGTTCTACTGGACCGATATCGGCGTCTTTACCATCTTTTCCTGGAAGACCCTGTTCACCTCTCTCACCCTGTAAACCACGTTCACCCTGTAACCCTTGGGGACCGACTCGACCAATTTCACCGCGTTCGCCTCGTTCACCACGTTCGCCTTGTGGACCCTGTTCGCCAAGTAACCCTCGCTCACCTGCTTTTCCTTCAGGACCGCGATCGCCTTTTTCTCCGCGAAATACTTGTATGGGAATAGGTTCTTCAACACCTTCAACTGTAAGATATTGAATACCTGTTTGGTCGTTGATATCTTTCTGAACAGCTTTATATAACTGCTCAAACAGATCATCTTTGATTTTACTGTTCTGCTTATTTACTATGCCAAGAAGAGTGGCAAGCAACTTAGCATTTTCAAGTGTTGGCTTCATGGGAGGTTAAACCTCCTTGGGGTCATCAGCCATTGAGTCCATAAACCGTGTCATACTTTCTATAAGTCTTTTTTCTTCTTCACTGTGCGGTTTATCTTCTTTGACCTCCAATACCTCTAGGTTTGGAATGTGCTCCTCTTGTTCCTGTTCTTGATCTTGCTGCGGAGGTGGCTCTTCACCTTGCTCTTTTTTCATCTGAGCATCAATTTCGGCGATCTCATCTTCAGTAAATCTAAGAACATGCTTGCGAATCCATTCAGCAGAAAAAAACTTTCCTTCGAATGCTTCTGCTTGTTGAAGTATGGCAAGTCGAGAATTGATAAGTTCTTGCTCTTTGAGTTCTGTGAAATAGTTATCTTTCATGAAGTCATATTTCACATTGTTCTTAATCGAACGCCACTCTGCGCGAGACATAACGCCAGTCAACGCAAGTTGGATTTCGAGTAACTCGTCAAACAACATACTAAACCTATTTCGCAGTCGATTCACAAACTTCGTAAACTTCAGCTCATCGCGTGATATTTCACTGGCTCTACCAAGATTAAATGCGTTATCAGCTTCTAGTCGAGAAATAGGAACATTGAGTGCCATGTAAAGTTTTTTGCGGAAGTAATCTACATCTTCCATTTCGCCAAGGTTCTGACCGCCAGGAAGTGTAGTGATCTCAGTTCCGCGACCACCTTCACGACGAGGCAACCAATAATCCTCGAGCATCGTCATAAACTTGCGGTCGTCTTTGACCTCGCCTGTATTTGCATCATAGACGAGTTTGTTTTTATGTTTCGTCATCATGTCGCGCAGGTATTGCTCCGCTTTCATCTTCGGCAAGTTACCAACGTCGATGTAGAAGATCCTTCGCTCGGGTGCGCGAGCGAGGCGATATATGACAACAGCATCTTCGAGCATACGCAATTGATTCATTGGCTTGATTGCTTTTTGCAAGTGTCCAAGAATCATTTTATTGCGACCATCCATCAAGCCACAATGAACATGACAGATGCTGTCGGGTGAAATCTTTATTCCCTGCTGAGCCTGTTGGCTTCCGATTCCCTGATGATTGTACAGGTAGTATTCGTTGTATGCAGGTGCAGGGTTTAACCCACGAGGTGGCGGTGGTTTATTAGCACTGCTCTTGATTGGCTCACGAACTTTGCGAATCCTACGAGGATCAATATATCGCAGTTCTTGGATACCTTCGCGTGGTTTCTTTTCGTCGATCATGATGTGATAATACAATCGACCATCGATGTACCAGCGTTTGAATACATCATAAGAAATATTCGAAAGATCGAGCATTTCAGAAATATTATCAAACTCTTGTCGAATGCGATTTTTCACGCGTGCAGGTTGTTCAACCTCGTCAAGATTTAACTCGACAGGAACAGACCTTTCATTTGTTACGATTGCTTCATTAACAATATCTTCGATCGCACGTTCGCATTCAGGCTGCATAGAAAGCTCACGATATTTCGTAACGAGCTCTGCTTCATTTTTTGCTGTACCCTCAACATCAAGAACCTGACCATAAACGCCACCAGATGCAACTTCAATCGCACCATCCTCATTGGGAGGAGGTGTAAAAGAAGGAATCTGCTCCGCACGTTCTACTTCTTCGTTTGCGCGACCGATTCTAAATCCAAATAATTCAACTGCCATATTGTCTTCCTAATAGAAATGGAGACCGCCAAAGGATATTTAGCGGTCTCCACCCAAGCGAATTTCGTGTGCCCCGATCGAACGACCGCTGCTCTATTAGACTGCGAAAGTACCAGTCGTCGTAGGAGCAACAACCTGCCAATAATCATACTGAAACTCGACAGGGAAAATTTCGATCGCATCAGCATTATCCCAGTCGAGATCGATCGCTCCGACATTAGTTGGGAAAATGTTGACAAACTCGTATGTACGAATCACGCCACCAGTTTTATTATACTGGCTGACTGTAGCAGTCGTACGATAGCTCGCTAGTGTTGAAAGACCACCATCTCGCAAGTTTGCTTGATGTGCATTGATAAGGTTGCTCCACGTTTCCATAGCGTTGCGGATTACGAAGTCCTCATCGTTTAGCACTGTCACTGTCCATGGTTCAAAGGTTCTGGTGCCAGCCATCTTGACTTCGCGACCAAAATACCTCTGAGGAATGACACTCAGAACACTCGAAGGTATCTGAGCGGCACGGCAAGTGAAAGCCATCCTTGCTCCGATTGCGGGAACCCCAGCTGGGGTGTCGACCGTCACACTGAATAGTGAGGGGCGAGCACCGCCCAGTGGTAGACCAGCTGAGGCAAACTCTGTTACATTAAAAGCCATATCTTATGTCTCCTTCTTCTCTCTATTTAGCCTCTAAAACTGACCTACAACCTCAGAAAATTCAACACCAGTCCGAACTGCAACAAAGTTGAGTTGAATGAAGTTGATTGACCGAGCTGGCTTGATGTAGATATCACCAATAAACTCGTTTCGGTCAATTACTTCGCCAGTGTTATTGGATTCGTCACATACGACTCGGAAGTCATAGATACCGCGACGACCCTGAACATCCCGCAGGAATGGTTCGACCAAGTTTCTGAACTGTGCCCGAGTAAACTCATCGTTGAACTCGAAGAGAGAAAACTTAGCAGCAGTTGCAATTGCTTTTTCTAGAACAATGAACAACCGACGGACGTTAATCCGATCAAATGCGCTTGGCTTGCTGAGCATAGTTTTATCACCGAAGAGCAAGGTTCCTTGACCAGCCTGAGTGATAACAGGGTTGATTCCCTTCTTGTAGAGCTCATCTCGCTGAGTTTTATTCGGATTGTATGCTAGTTTGATTGCGTTCTTCATGATTCCACGGTTGTAGCCAGCTGGTGAGAACCAAGGATCGCGAGTATTATCGGTGCGAACCATGAGACCAGCGGTATCACCATTGAGCGGAACATATCGATACACATCGTTGTATTTGTCGTATTGATACTTCCAACCACTATCCATAACACCATAAGATGTTGATTTTAGGCTGTCACGGAAAGCAATTGTATCTACAACTTCTTTCCCAACGTAACTGGAGTTGTTAACAACATCAGAACGTTCTGGTGAAATCATTGCAAGGCAATCTTTCCGGAACTCAGCGATATTATCGATGATATGAAGTGCGCGAGTAGCACCACCTGCCGAGTTTAGAATAAATGAAACATCAACAACTTCTGGATCTTTGAATAGGTTGAGACCGTTGATGTAATCCCCGTCACCAACTGAAGAACCATCCTTTCCATATACGAGGGACACGTTCCCGTTAGGTGTTGAAGCTGCACCAAACGTCTTACCAAGCTCGGCTCGTGAACCCCAGTTGGTTGTCGTACCAACGTGACCAGCCCACCAAACCCACTGTGAAGTATTGTTGATGACATCAACATAGTAGTTATTGCTGCCGTCATCAGTTTTTGCATCGCTCGCTTTCGAAACACTGTTGAATCTTTCGATTACTGTGTTTGCAGTTCCTCCAATACCACCGTCTTCATCAACAACAACGATATGCATTTCGTCGGTGCTTGAACCATACTGTGAAGCAAAGTCTGAAGTTCCAGGAGCAGCATCGAACTCGTTGAAAAATTCCCAACGACGAGTTGGTGAAGTTCCAACGGTAGTATTTGCGATAACGTTGTTACCAACATAGACAGTTTTGAGTGTTAGAGTATCATCATCGGGAAGAGTTGCAACCTTACGAGGCAACCGATCTGGTCCACAAAGGATGATATCACCGACAGTCAACTCGGTTGTAAAGGCACAACCGTTACCTGTAACCGTAACACTGTTATTCGTAAACGCGACATTTCCTGTTAGTGTGCTTTCGTATGCTGATGCACTTGGGCAAACTGAAATGCGAAGGTTATTACCAAGTTCACCAGGATACTTGGCAACCCAACCGCCGACACCAGTGATACCAGTGCTGTAATTTTCTTCGTAGTCGTCATCGTTTTCAATTAAAGTTGCTGCGGTGTTAGCAGAGTTACCAATAGCATTTTGTGCTTGAGTTCCACTTGTTTTTGCTATGACTCGAACAACTTGTAATGAGTTACCGTATGCGAGAAAGTTCGCTGCGGTGAAAAAGTCTGACGCTGTATTTGCATTTGGCGTACCGAACTGGCTTGCCAGAGTGTCCTCACTATCTATGAGAACCCGAATATTTGACGGACCCCACTTGGCTTGCATTGCAATAGCACCAGTTGTAGTTGCTACTGCAGGCACCACCGTTGTTAGGTCAATTTCGCTGACATTAACGCCAGGAGAAACCTGAAATGGCATAATTCAATCTCCTCTTCTTTCTCTTATAACCTGTTAAAAGTTATCTGTTTTTCTTTTCACGAGATTATTTATAAA